GCCAGCAAAACATAATATTAATTATTGATTGAGGGAGGGTCCACCTATGGCAGAGCCTACACTAAGAGAAACAACAATTGCCGCAATAAAAAAGTCGCTTAGAATATCACACTCGGAGCTTGACACAGAAATATCTGCCCAGGTGGATGCCTGCCTTAAGGATTTAAACATAGTGGGCGTTGACGGCGCAAGCGCGGTTGAAACAGATCCGATTATAATCAGCGCCTTGAAATTATGGTGTCGCGCATATATGACGGATGACGTAACCAAAGCAGCGGCATATTGGGGCGCATACGACGCACAAAAAGGCACACTGATGATGGCGACTGATTATGGTGCTGCAGAAGACGAGGCGACAGTATGAACGACATAATAACTCTTGTTGCGCAGAAAATGACTATAGATACAGAAGGCGATCAGGTAGTTGAAGAAAGCACAAGAAATATATTTTGCGACGTTGCTTCAATCGGCATGAAAGAGTTTTACGAAGCGCAGGCTGTTGGATTAAAGCCGGAAATTAAATTCAAGATTGCTGACAACTTAGACTATAGCAATGAGCAGATTGTAATTTTTAATTCTGTTCGATATCGTGTTTTGCGCACATACCGGACAGGCATAGCACTTGAAATCATCTGTTACACGGAAGTCAATGCGCCGGTTTATGTCGCGCCCACACCTGAGCCTGAACCGGAAGGCGGCACACCCACACCTGAGCCTGAACCGGAAGGCGGCACACCCACACCTGAGCCTGAACCGGAAGGCGGCACAGAATGAGCCTGCCGAAGTCTGTCGTCAAGTTCTCAAAAAGCGGAGTAACATATACTTCCAGTGTAGACAAAGCAAGCTATCTTATTACAGAGCTTACAAGAGCCGCTTTGCGGGACGTTGGAAGATATATCAGCAGGACGGCTAATAGCGCGGCAATGAAGCTTCCAGGCATGGCGAAATCTAAACGTGTTCGCGGTAAAACATCTGCCTTCCAGTACTGGGTACGCAAAAAGGAAGGCGATTTACAAGTCGGTATAAAACATGACACCTGGTACGGGGTGGCGCAGGAACTCGGCAGCGCGACAAGAGTAGGAAAAGGCGGGAAGGGTATTGCAACACAGCCTAAAAAAGGCGTGTTGAGAAATTCAGTTTATGACAACATACCTACAATTGTCGAGATTGAAAGTAAATACTTATCGGCACTTGAAAGCGAAGCAGAAGCACTTAACAAAATTGACGAGGGAGAATATCAGGGAGGCGGTGAAGACGATTGAGTAAAACAACAGACTTAAAAAAGTTAATAGTAACACAGCTTGGCACGATTACCGGCGGAACATACTATCGTAAGGCTGTCGACAACGCCGCTTTCCCTTATAAGGTGTTTTCTTTTCGTTCTGTTGACCTTTCGGATATAGCGCGTGACGATATTATGCTGACAGTTGATATTTACGACATGAACACAAATCAAAAAACAATTGAGAGTATAGCAGACAGTATAGAGGCTTTATTTAATGCTAAAAATCTTCCGCAGACCAACATCTTACCAACAATTTACCGCAATTCAAGGATTTACATCGACAGTGACGATTACAACATACAGCACATAGAATTAACTTTTTATATTCAATCTTACGAAAAATAACAGGAGGTAACTAAATGGCAAACAGCACTTTTACAGGCAACAGAACTATTGCCGCCGCTGACTATAAATATATAAAGTGGGTAGGCAAAACAAAAGGCGGCAAATCGGTAACAATCGAAATAGACCCGGCTATTAACATGGGTAATATAGAATGGACTTTCGCAGAGAAAAACGACACTGTCGCAGATATCACCTTTACCGGTTGTTACAACGATGCAGACCTCGCGGCAGGCGTAACCGCAGAGCCGTGGGTAGTAACCGCAGAAGACGGTATATCTGCCGGCGCGCCTGAAATAGTTCTCGGTACCGGCGTATTTTATATCGGTGCCAGTTCTGCAACAGCAACAGCAGTAGGACTTACCCGCGGAGGTGGTGCTTTTAAGGTAGAGCGCGAATACCGCGAGATAAACGCAGACGGCGATCCCGGTCCCGTTAAGGGCAGAATAAACATAGAGCGTTCCGTCTGCACTCTAAACATGAAGAACTTACAGTTTATCGTGCGCATGGCAGATATCTATAACGGCATGACGGCGGTAACAGGAACACCGATTGATCTGACCGAGAATTCCTTGGGCGGTTACACATTCTCCGGCGACACATATTCAGTCATTGGGCGCGGTGTTCGTGTTCAGATAGTTAAAGCAAAAGATTTGACATTCCCAACAGCGGAGGCTGTAACCGTAACATGCGGCGAAACAGAACTCAAGCTTGGAGAGTTCTTATACGATGTAAATACCGGCTTGATAGAAATTCCCGGCTCAAGAGTTACCGGCGCAGTTTCGATAATCGTTACTGTGGTATAATAAACAAAAAGCAGGCGGCGTAAAAACCGCCTGCTTAATTTTTAAAACAGGAGAAGAAAAATGCGTAAATTAAAAACATCAGATATACCGGCTTTTTGCCGTTGCTTGAAAGCAATAGGTATAAAAAGCGAAATTGAAAGTATCACAAAAAAAGCAGATAACATAAAAGAAGCATGGGATAAAGGCTTTGAATTAATATATAACATTTTTGACAAGGCGACCGAAGTGAACGGCGAAAAGGAGCTTTATAAATTCCTTGCCGGACCCTTTGAAATGACAGCGCAGGAAGTAGAAGACCTCGAAATATCGGTATTTTTTGACCTTATAAAACAGCTTGCCAGTGAAAACAATCTTGCCGGTTTTTTCAAGTCTGCAGCAGCATTGAAGTAACAGAGCTTTATGACCTGCTGCTGCACAGATACGGAACTGTTGATTATATATTCTCTCTCGATTTTGTCGAGGGCTGCGAGCTAATTATAAAAGCGAAGCAGGAAGAAATGAAAGAGCGATACCACGCCGAATATTGTGCGGCTCTTCCGTTTATGCTTTTTGCACAAAAAGAAGTTAAAAGCTTTGATGAAATATGTAATATCTTAACCGGTAAAAACATTGACCGCCGCTCTGAAGAAGAAATCCTTGCAGAAGCGCGAGAAATTGAAAATCAATTAAAGGGCGGAAGGAGGTAAAAACTTGCCACTTGAAATATTCAAACTTGTCGGCTCAATATTTGTCGATAATGACGAAGCGAATAAAAGTATCGCAAAAACAGACGAACACGCATCTAATCTTGGTGAAAAGTTTGTAAGTGGTGTAAAGACTGCGGGAGCTTGGGGAGCCGCTATAACCGGAGCCGCCACAACCGCCGTAGCAGGTGTTGTTAAACTTACAACAGAATCCGCCGCATCAATGGACACTATCGATAAAATGTCGCAAAAAATCGGTGTGTCAAAAGAAGCTTATCAGGAGCTTGATTATATATTAGGGCAGAACGGAATTGATGTAAATATTCTGCAAAGCGGCATGAAAACGCTTGTCAATGCTATGGATTCCGCCTCGGAATCAGCAAGTGGAGCTTCTGTCGATTATGCCGCACTTGAAAAAGCGCAGCAGAAACTAATCGCTGCTCAAACTAAAGTAGAGAAGTCTCAAAACGCTGTCACGATGGCGCAGAACAACGCTGAAAAGGCTCTTGCAGATTATAATGCGGCGCTTGCTTCTGATGATTCCGCGAAGGCAGAAAAGGCTCTCGTTAGTTATCAGAACGCTTGCCTTAAAGCAGAAAACGCGCAAATAGATTTAACAGCTGCACAGAACTCTTACACTTATATACAGAAGCAAGTCACAGCATTATCAGAGCCTATGGCGGCAGAGTTAAATAATCAGGCAAAGCTTTTTGAAAAGCTGGGCGTTTCTGTTTCAGATAGCGAAGGGCAATTGCGCAGTCAAGAAGAAGTTTTCTTTGATGTTATCGCGGCGCTTCAAGGCATGGAAAACGAAACCGAACGAAACGCCATAGCAAACGATTTGCTTGGCAAATCCGCAACAGAGCTTGCGCCGTTATTAAATGGCGGTGCGCAGAGCATGGAAGAGCTACGGCAGCGCGCACATGAGCTGGGGCTTGTATTTTCAGATGATGCCGTAAACGCTGGCGTTGTGTTGGGCGATACCATAGACGATTTGAAAAAGTCAATGACGGCGGTTGTTACGGACTTGGGAACTTCTCTGTTTCCCATAATCCAGCAAGTCGCAGAATACATAATAGCCGGAATGCCTAAAATACAGGCTTTGTTTGATAAGATTGCTCCTGTTGTGATGATGTTACTTGAAAAAATGCTTCCACCGCTTATGTCACTTGCAGAAAAATTACTGCCGATTATATTTACACTAATTGAAACGCTCATCCCGCCTATAGCAGAAATAGCAGCTGTAATACTTCCGATTTTAGTACAGCTTCTCGAAATGCTGTTACCACCGATAATTGAAATTGTGCAGGCACTGTTACCGGTGTTTATAACCTTGTTAAATGCGTTCTTACCGATATTACAGCCTATCCTTGACTTATTACAGCCGCTGATAGATGTTTTAATGTTATTCCTCGAGCCTTTAATGGATTTGATTAACTGGATATTGCCTCCGCTTGTGGCATTGATTCAAGAGCGATTAGCAAAAGCGTTAGGCATTTTAACACCGTTATTTGAAGGTATTACTAAAGCTGTCGGTATCGCGGTTGAGATTTTTAAGTCAATGATTGACTTTATCAAAAACGTATTCGTGGGGAATTGGGAAGCTGCTTGGCAGAATGTGAAAGTTATCTTTGCGAAGTTTGTGCAGTATTTAAAAACTATATGGGACACTATAAAAAAGGCATTAAGCGGTGTTAGCGACGCCTTCATCGCGCCATTCAAGGCGGCATGGGAAGGCATCAAAAAAGCTTTCAGCGGTGTTGAGGAGTTTTTCACGAATGTTTTTAACACAATTAAAGGCTTATTTAAAATGCCGCATTTCACTTTTACAGGTAGCTTAAACCCGCTGAAATGGGCTGATGAGGGAGTACCTAAAATCGGGGTTGAGTGGTACGCAAAGGGCGGTATTTTAAACGACCCTACGGCGTTTGGATTCAATCCTAACACTAATTCTGCTATGGTAGGCGGCGAAGCGGGTCCCGAAGCTGTAGCTCCAATCGAAACGCTAAAAGCATATATTCACGAAGCAATCGGCACATCGGAGCAGACGCAGCTGTTAAACGCCATATTAATGGTCCTTAAAGAGTTCAACGAAACTCTGTATGATAAGATTGTTGATGCTATGGTGAACGGTGTACGCTTCGAGATAGACGATAGGGAGATAGGGAGGTTGATAAGAACTTATGCTTGAAAACTTTAAATACGTCAACCACCTGGGCGAAACAATACAATTCGGCACGAAATACTATGCTAATTATAACGACCTCCGCGACTACTCGTGGAAGTATGATACGGAGTATGAAAGGGCGGTAAATTTCAGGCGTACAATCGTTAAAAAGAGTCTGCCGATAATTATTAAGGGCGCGACCGTTGCGGAAAGTCTTGCCCTAAAAAACAGTTTTTATGCCACTGTTGAAAAAGATGTTACGGCGTTTTTACCAGGCAAAATCTATATCGGTGATTATTACATGGAATGTTTTGTCTATGAGAACAAAAAATCCAATTATCTTATAGACAAAACCTATATGACGATTGCTGCAAGCGTTGTTTCAAATACAGGATTGTGGGTAAGAGAGATATCAAAAGACTTTGTTTACAGTGAAGGTGGCGCAACTCCAGGCAAGGCAACAAAAGATTATGAATATCTTTACGAATACGATTATGCGCTTGCTTCTTCTACAGAATACGGCGGCAAGATTACTAATCCTCATTTTGCCGCCGTTGACTGGACTATGACAATAAATAGCGGTAATGCCGGCGCAAGTGTAGAAATAACAATAGGCTCCAGCCTCCATAAATTTACTTACACTATTCCGACAGGCGGATATGTTGTAATCAACAGCAAAGAAAAAACGATGATTGCTGTTGCGGCAAACGGAACGCAAACCAACATTTTCAATACGCGCGATAAAACAAACAACATCTTTGAAAAAATCGCTTCAGGCTTAAACACAGTAAGTTGGAACGGAGCATATAACTTCAATATTACGCTTATGGTCGAAAGAGGTGAGCCTGAATGGACTTAATCTATATGTCTGATTTTGATGAAGAAATCGGCGTTTTAAAAGACTATGAACTGGACTTTGATACAGCAGATAAAAAGGACTTTGTTTTGAAATGCAGTCTTTCCGGCACGATCCTCAATATCGGCTATATGTGGTATATACCAGACACGGAATATGGCGGCAAAATTGAAGGAAGGAAAATCGATACTAAAAATAACCGCATAACCTATTTCGGTAGGAACTGGCGCGGTATTCTTGCCAGCAAAATTATAGAGCCTCCAAACGGTGATGATTATCTGGAGGTTACAGGTGCGGTATCAACAATAGCGACAAATCTTTTAACAATAGCAGGCATTAACACATTTTTTACTGTTACGGCAACAGCAGCAACGGCAACGGCTTATAAGTTCCCGCGCTACATAACTTTATACGAAGGACTGACAAGGCTTGCCGATGAAGCAGGCCTTGTCGTTTCTATAGCTAATTCGGATAGCAGTATTGTGATATCGTTTCCGGCGCAAACAGACTATTCAAACACAATTGAATACAGCCAGGATTATAATACTGATTTTATCCTTGAAGACAAACAAGGCGGCGTTAATCATCTTGTCTGTTTAGGCTCTGGGCAGTTATCAGCACGTGATGTTTTACATCTTTATGTGCAAGAAGACGGCACCATAGACATAACGGCGCATTATACAGGCATAGACGATATATCCGATGTACTTGATTATCCAAACGCGGAATCGTCCGCAGACTTAGAAGCGGCCGGAAGAAAAAAACTTGCTGAAGCCAAAAACAAAAAAACCTTTTCTTTGTCGGTTGAGGATTTGGATCTAAAAATCGGTGACATAGTAGGAGCGAGAGATCGTATAACCGGAACTGAAATGACCGCAGAAGTAACGAACATCATCGTTAAAATCAAAGAGGGCATAGTAAAACAAAAATACACAGTGGGGTGATAATTTGAAAATTATAACAGGCAAAACCGGGACAGCGCATGTTGCTTCCGAAGACGACGGCGCGCTCCATGCGGCAACCTTTGGCACAGGTGATTATGTCATAAACCTGGGTGATGATATCCTTGCGGCGACTATAGTCGATAGTAATAATATAACTATAGGAGCCGGCGAAGTTGTTTTACAAGGTAGACACTGCCGTATAGCTTATGGCGAAGACGAAAATGTCAGTATCGACAGCGGCCAGATAGGCTATGACCGATACGATTTGATTTGTGTGCAGTATAAAAATGACGCAGGCATAGAATCCGCGTCCCTTATAGTGTTAAAAGGCACACCGTCAGCGACTATGCCAGTACCGCCAGTACCGACAACGGGTAATATTTTACACGGTGACACGCTTCACCAATTCCCGATATATCAAGTTTATATAAGCGGTGTTAGTATTGGAGAAGTGACAAGTCTGTTTTCCACCGTTTTACCGTTAGGCGATAAGCAGGACGCGACACAAAATTTAAGTACTGATACCGTACTTAATGACGCAGATTATATCCCTTATTACGACACCAGCATTACAACTAACAAAAAAACGCTGTGGAGCAATATTAAGGCAAAATTAAAAACTTACTTTGACACACTGTACGCTGCATTATCTCACACTCACGGTAACATCACAAACGATGGTAAGATCGGCTCTGCTGCAAGCAAGGTTTTAACAACGACAACAGCCGGAGCAATCCAGGCAGAAACCGAAAACACAGCTTTCAATAAAGCTTTCGGCACGGACAATCCGGTAATGGATGGTACAGCCTCTGCCGGCTCCGCAGAAACTGTTTCGCGGTCTGATCATGTCCATCCGTCTGACACATCAAGAGCCGCAGCAAGTCACACACAGGCAGCAAGCACAATCACAGCCGGTAAGCTCGGCGGTAAGGTACAAGCAAACGCTACGGCAGCCAAAACGCTCACAGATGCACAGGTACGCGACATTTACGCCGGGACAGATGATATGACAGTGGGCGTAACCTCACTCGCAACAGGGGCTATATACTGCTTTTACGAAACGGAATAGGCGGTGATTAAATGGCAAGCAATTTATATATCGGCGTTGACGGTAAAGCCGAACGAGTAAAAAAAATATATGTCGGTGTTTCTGGTGTAGCTGAAAAAGTAAAAAAGGCTTATATGGGCGTAGGCGGTACGGCAAGACTTATTTTTTCATCTGGTTTATCTTATTATGGCACTTTGACAAACATGGATAGCGCAAGAAGTGAAATGGGTGCGGCAGTTACCGGGGATTATGCTCTTTTTGCAGGAGGTGCATACGGAAACGACCCGAATATAAGCGGGTCTGTAACAACGTATAATCGCAGTCTTACTAAAGGCACAGCAACCAATATGACCGATACTCGCGCTCGGTGCGCTTCTGGCACAATAGGCGATTATGCAGTATTTTACGGGGGGTATTCCGCGACAGACAGTTATCTTGGAAGCGGTGAGGCGTATAATACCAGTTTAACAAAAACATTATTTGGTGGTGGTATGGATGCAGTCGCAAGACAAAACATCGGCGCGGCGAATGTTGGCAATTACATAATTTTTGCCGGTGGTGACAGCGATTCTTACGCCACATTACAAAATGTTGTAGAAGCATTTGACAGCAGTCTTACATTATCAACACCGACAGCACTTTCAACCGCAACAACACAATTGACCGGTGCAAGTGTAGGTGATTACGCCTTATTTGCGGGAGGTTCTGACGGATCTGGTTTCGTTTCGACAGTAACGGCTTATAACACCAGTCTTACAAAATCTTCAGCAACTGCTTTAAGTGGAGAACGAGTATCAATGTGCGGTTTTTCAATTGGTAGTTATGCCGCTTTTGCCGGAGGCAGAGCAGGAGCTTCCGGTAGCACTACAACAGATGTTGTGGAAAAGTATAACACCAGTCTTACTAAATCGTCAGGAGATAGTTTAACAACGGCACGATACGCAGCTGCTGTTACAGTTTTAAACGGTAATGTGATAATAGCAGGTGGATATTCAAATATAGCAAGCGTTGAGGTATATGACGAGTATCTGAATAAAGACACGACAACAGCACTCGCTGGAGGCAGATATAATCATGCTGCTTTAACGATTGGAGATTATGCTATCTTTGCAGGCGGCATTAATAGCAGCACATATTTAAATACAGCCGAAGCATATTCGGCTTAACGTAAAAGGAGTAAAAAGCTATGGGAACAAAGTATCAAATCTGGAACACAACAGACCCTGTCATTACACCGGTTGGCGAGTATTTAACTGCCGAACAGTGGATAACGAGATATCCGGCAGCGGCGCATATTCCTTATGTAATTGCGGCAGGAGAAATAAATGGTGCGTTCTGTGCGCCGCTTGCGCAATTGGAAGCAATATATACTAATCGCGGTTGTGACTTTTCGCAGTGCGTGACAGGTGACGATAAGATAGCGGTCATTGAAGCTTACGAAGAAGCGCAAAAGGCTATAATAGCAGAGAAGGCTGTTGAAGCCGAAATACAGGCGCAGTCCCTTGCAACGATAGCCGCTAACCTTGAATACGCTAACCTTTTAACACTTGAAGACGTGGGGGTATAAAAATGACTTACGATAGAGT